ATAAATTATGATTGTAAAAAGTGGAATGATATTAAAGAATCTATTAAAACAAAACCTACCAAACCCAACTAATTTAAAATTGATGTTATCTTTTTAACTCTGAGGATAACATCAATTTTTTATTCTAGTTACATGCCAGTTACATGATGCAATAAATTCCTTTTAATTGAAAAATATAAGTATAAATATTTTAATGTAACCAATGAAGGTTACAAAATTCATTTTTGGACACACTTGGACATTCACTATTGATCATAGATACAAAAATGGTGTAACATTAGTAACATTTACTAGTTACGCCTCTATGCAAGACTGCTACTTATGTAGAGCCATTTGTAACTTTTTTTTTGATTTTGTAGAAAAATATTATTATATATATAAGTATATATATGTAAATATATGTAAAAAATATTTTTATTATATATTCTTATATATATATATATATGTTACAACTACATATATATATATATAATATTCATCAACACTAAATTTAAGTGTAACTTTTTGTGTAACATTTTGTAACCAATTTTAGCTCAAATGTTTCAGTAAAAAAAAATATGCACTATTACTAGGTTTTAGACGTAACCAAAAAAAAATTTAAAAAAATTTATATTAACTTTTGTGTGTTTATGCTATAATATTAACACACAAAAAATATATTAATAGAATAATAGAAAAAGCTTGAAAGCTTGCATAGGAGGATATATATTATGGCACTAATTAAGAAAGTTGCTAAATATGGCTCAAATAATTGTAAATGTATTGTTTTATCTAAAGATATTAGAGCGTTAATAAATATTAAAGATTATATATCTATTACTGTAGATAACAATAAATTGATAATTGAAGCCATAAAAGATGATTCAATAAAAAATAAAACTTAAGGGGAGCTTTTATGGGTATTAAGAAGAATAATATTTTGAAATTATCAAAAATATTACAACATAGAATGAATTCTATTAAATTAGGAAAAGATACAATTTATCTTAAATTTGATAATTTAGATAAATTATATGAGGTAGCATTAAAAGAAAAAAATGTATTTATTAAAATAGATAAAAAAATCACACCAGATGAGGCAAACTATATAAAGAACACTATCAAAAATAAATATAATAGAGAATGCATTATAAAAGAATCTGTAAATGGTTTTGTTGTTCCAGATGGGTTTATTTATGATGATAAAGGTATTTTAGCTAAAAAAGAAAGAGTTATAGGAAAAAGTATTCAATATTATTATGAAAGAATATCCGATAAGTGGCTTTTTATAAAATCTAAAGTTTACAGCAAGTATCATGACGTTTTTCAATTTGAAGTTGAGAGCATTGATCCATTTACAAAAGAATCAATTATTGAATTATGCTCCGCCGACACAATTGGAAAATGGGCAAACTGTATATCTTTTTTAATGAATTCTCTATCAATTAATACTCAAGAAGATTTTAAAAGAGATTTAACAAATTTATTTAATAAAATAAACGAGGAAAATGATATTAAATTTAAAGTAACAATGCCATACATGGGATGGAATGAAGATAATACAGAATTTTTCCCATATTCAAACAACTTGCATATGGATTACACTGGGGATACAAGCAAATATTTGAAAAATACAATGAAGTCATTTGATGGAAAAGGTGATATAAATTTATTTATAAACAAATTAAAAGAATTTACAAAAGATAATATTGATAGTGATTTTATAATATCTGAAAAATTCGCCGCCCCTCTTCTTGATCTTATAGGAATAAGAAGTTTTTCCATAAATTATTATGGGAAATCTGGTAATTTTAAATCTTTAGCAAATAAATTTGGAATGGCTTGTTTTGGTGATCCAATGAAAATTTCTTCAAATGGTGGAGATACTAAACTTGTATTAATTGAAAAACTTGCAAAATTTCATAATTTACCGTTCTATGTTGATGAAATAACAAGTGAATCAATGAATATCTATGCGGTTGGCAATGAAAGTGGTAGACATAGATTAAATAGAAGCGGAAAAATTATGGAAGCTGTTAATTGGAGAACTATTTTATCGTGTACTTCTGAACATTCTATGGAAGAAGATTCTAACAAAGAAGGTGAAATCAATCGTGTAATTTGTATTCCTGTAGATTGTATTCCAAAATATATTAATAAAAATTCCAATAATTATATTAAAGAAGAATTCGCCAGAAAAAATTATTTATTCATAAAGAATAATTATGGATTATTAGGAGAATTGTATATACAAGAAGTTATAAAAATTAAAGATAATTTAAATGATTTATATGAAAAAATATTAAATCAAATATTTGATCCAAACAAAAATAAACAACATTTATATATGATAGCTGTAATAAGTCTTGCAAACTATATCTATCGTAAACTTTTTTTTGATATTGATGATCTTAAATATTCTATATTTCTTGGAAAATATTTTGTATCAAGATTACAAGATATTAAAAATTTAGACCCTGAAATAAAGATGTTAAATACTATATTAGAATTTTATGATATTAATGAAAATGCTTTTAAAATTGTTGGAAAAGAATTCAAATGTAATTATTGTTATGGAGCAGTAAAAGATAATCAAATATATTTTATTCTGGGGCCATTAAAAGAATATTTAATTAAAAAAGGTTTCAATTGGAATGATAAGAAAAGCCTTATTGATAGAGGACTTATTGAATACAAAGGGGCCCGAATTGATAATGATGTAAAAAAACGAATAATAATTAGCAAAGAAATATTAATTAAAAATACAAATAAAACTCTTTGGGATGACATGACTCCTGAAGGAATCATAAATGAATTAGGTGATAATGATTTACCACTGCCACCTAAATTCTAAAAAAGAAAGGATAAAACAATGAAAGAAAAAATGAAAGCAATGATATTAAATTTATTAAAAGAAAGAAGCGAAGGTATAAGCTTTGCACAAATAGAAAATATGTTTGATGATAACGATATTGATTATAATGGGGATCATATTATTGGATCATCAAAATATAAAAAGATATATTATTGGTTGAATATGTCCGACGACTTTTCAAGTGCAATAATCGAACTCAGAAAAGAAGATAATATAGAATTTAGTGAATGTAACGTAATAATATATTTAGCAGATGGAAAAATAATTAAATATCCATTAGCAAGAAAAGCCATTCAATATGAGGAGCCGCATTGGCTTCCAGTTATTATAAAAATGAAAGAGGTGAAAATATGAACTTTATAAAATTAAAGCAAATCAATGAAGATGCAAAATTAATCAATTTTTTCTTTTCAGGTCAATTAACAAAAGACTATGAAATAAAAGTTGATTCAAAAAAATTTGAAGTAGATAAACTTAATATTGCTTTAAATCAATTATATGAAAATAGCAAGTTAAGGCAACAATGGGAAGCTAAGAAAGAAGGGAAATTTATTGTTATCAGTCAATTGGATATCAATAAAAATCTTAAAAAAAAATTAAAATAGATTTTTAAAACTGATAAAAAGAGAGGAGATTTTAAAATGTATATTGAATACTGGATCGATAATAAAGATAGCGAAAATGAATTACATTATATGAAGATTTCTAATACTGGAATTATTATTACAGGAATAACAAAAAAAGATACATTTAGACTATTAAAAGAAAGATTAAATCAATTTATTACTGATTTTAAACAATTAAAAACAGTTGAAATTGGTAATATTCAAGAAAAGAATTCGCCTTATGAAGAGGAAATTAATATTATTCCTGAAATCATTAAAAGAGATAGAGATTTTGAGGATTATCTGGAACATAAAATAAGACAAGAAAAAAGAAAGGGGAAATTTACTAATGATAAATGATATAGAAGTTGTAATCTGTCCTGAATGCTTAGAGGTAGATAAAAAAATAAATTGCTTTCTAAGTGAAAATGAATTTCAATGTAATGACTGTAATACAAAATTTACAATGGAAAATAATTATACTGGCAGAATTTCAGATGGATATCATTCATTTAATGAACTGTACTATCATAAAATGATATTATTTTCTACTATTTGTAATATTTATAAAAACAAATCTTGGAAAAGTAAATTTCATCATGACGGAACAATGTATAAAAATCATTTTATAGTTGGAGTATTAACTCCAAAAGGTCATTTTAGTTACCATTTTGAGCTTAAACATTGGGATATGTTTAAAATAGGTATTTATGATAAAGCTCCTAAATGGGATGGTCATGTATCAAAAGATATTGATAGATTGTTGAGTCTATTACCATGAATAAGGATCAATTAAAGAGAGAATTCAAAAAGAATTTAAAAATTTTAAAACTATGGAGAATGGGGAATAAAAAAATGTTAGATTATAATTTTTGTGATAAATGTAAAGAAAGTAAAATTGATGATGTTTGCGATATAAGAGAATTCGCAAATGATGACGAAATATATATATGTAATGAATGTATTAAAAAAATGATTGAAAATAAAGAAATTATTGTAAATAATGATATTTTAAATAATGAGTTATTCTCATTTACTAAGAAGGGAATAGAAATTAAAATAAAAGAAATTCAAAAAGAGCTTGAAATCTTAATTAATTATGAAAATAGATACCTTAGAGAACTAAAAGAAATGGAGAAATAAAACAATGAAAAAAAGAATAAAATGCACATATTGTCATAGAGTACATATAACAAATAAATCAGGATTGTGTTCAGATTGCCAAAAAGAAATTAAAGAAAAACAATTTCTAGAAACAAGGATCATGTCAAATAGATTTTTAAAACTTGAATGGATCGTTTTTGAATTCAATTGGGATAAAAAGAACACTAAGCATTTTTTACAGTTTTCGGAAATGAATCATATAAGACAAGATGATAAATGTTATGTTGTGATTTATTCCTTAAATGATCTTTTAGACATTGATTCAATGTTAAATGTTTTTTGTTTAATAAACAACTTAGAAGCACATAAAATAAGAGCCGATATCTCAAATATTGGAATGCAAAATAAAATACAAGTTGTGAGGTAGAAAAATATTATGAAAAATTTTGATTTTGATATTGATTCAATAATAGGAAAAACAATAAAAAATATTGATAATGATCTTAGTGAAGGTTATATAAAAATAACATTCACTGATAATACAGCCATTGTTTTTGAAGCCGATACAAGCGGAGATTACGGAGAATATAACACTCCAATACGTTGTAGAAAGGGAAATGAATATGATGAAATATAGATATTATGATATGCCTAAAATTGCAAAGATTTTCTTAAGTATTTATGATAGGTTGCCACAATTAATAGAGCAGCCAAATGAAGGTTTTCAACTAGAATCATTTACTCAAATATGGAACAATACAAGTGGAGGTCATGAAGGAATTGGCGGTTCTTCTATGACTTCACAGTTAACAGTTGTTTTATGGAGTGAAAAGAAAGCATTTATTTTCTTTGATGGGAATTATGGCTATAAGATAAATTTTTCTTTAGCTAATAAAGAATTATTTTTTAAGGATTTACATAATAAAAATATTGCCGGTTCGATATCTCAGAAAAAAAGATATCAAAAAATAAGGAAATAGATCATCAATAAAATTCAGATCCATTTCCTATGGGTAAACAAATATAACAAATTAAATTTATTTGTATATGATACAATAATTATTATAATACTTTTTACTTAGCAAAATTTGAAAAATATATTAATTTAAAATTATCACTTAGCAAAAAGAGCTTTAAAAAAATAGCTCTTTTTGTTTTTTGCTAAATATAATATATAATAAAAATTAGAAGTTGCTAAATTAAAATTGCTAAGTTTAAAACTTCTAAAAAATGTATTTTGTGAATTTTACTTTCCTTTAATTTTAATGTTGCTAAAAACAAAAAAAATCTTTGCTAATATGATTAATCCTTACTTAGCAAGGGTTTTTTTATACCTAGCAAACTTTAAATTAGCAAGTTTTTAAGTTAGCAAATTTAACCTAGCAACATTAAAATTAGCAAATTTTTAAGTTAGCAATTCAATTAATATTTTAAATTAGCAAGTTTATATTTAGCAAAAAAAATAATTGCTAAATATAAATATTTATACCTAGCAATTATTTTTTTTAATTAGCAAATAATTATTTTTTTCTTAATCTGTTCCAATAATTTTTTGCATCTTTTTTTATTTTCTGAGTATGATCAATTTCCTTCAAGCATTTTTGAGAGAAATTTCTATTACATTTTTTGTTATTATAAAAGTAACAATTTTTGTCGTTGTATATACATTCCATTTGCCAATTATTCCTTTCTAATTTTTTTTGAATTTATATAAAAAATAAGAGAGGATAATCCCCTCTTAAATTAATCTAGTTCATACCATTTTTTACCTTTTTTATTTTTTCTATCTGTTACTATTTTATTGTTTTCAACTACGGTTGCTTCGGTGCAATCTTCACCGGGTTCAAGGTTACATGATCCTTTACCATTGTTATGTTTACAGCTTTTTATTTGACAATTTCTAATTAATTCTTGATCTTTTCCCATTGTTTTTATCTCCTTCCTTTATTTTAAAATATATCAGGTTCTGACAAGTCAGAATAAGATAATTTTCCTTTTGGTTCTTTAATAAATATATAGGCTGGAATATCTCCAATGTCTTGTAATTCTTCGATTCTTTCAATTTCGCCTTCTGTAAAATTAAAATCTTTCATAACTGCCTCCCATAAGTTTAATATTTTTCTTACTACATCTATTATATTACATAGAATCTATTTTGTCAACTCTTTAAGAAAATTATGGAAGATTTTCAACATTGCCCATCCTGCATCATTCTTGTCTTGACAAAAGAAAATATTGTCAATATATCCTTTATTATACCAAGAATTTAGTGAGCCTATGAATGCATTAGGATGTAATTTTGATCTATATCTATGTTCTTTTATATCTTCTTGAGTAGCATTTTCAATTAAAAGAACCATTTTAGCTCCTGCTTCTTTTGCTCTTTTAAACTCATTTTTAAATCGTTCTCGGCGATTTATCGGATTATCCTTTTTGCCTGAAGTTAGATTTAAAGCTAATTCATCAAGGCTATTTTTTCTTTCAATTACAATCAAATTTCTATAATCTGTGTTATGATCAATAAATGAATAATCACCGAATTTTAATGTTTGTTTTCTTTTAACCGATATTTTATTAACAGCCATATAATTTAATATATGGCTGTTCTCCTTTTCTCTAGAATCAATTAATATAATCATTTTATATATGCCCAATTTTCATATAATTTTGTATTGTAATCCTTCATTTGATATTTTCTTTTTGAAGAATTAAAATAATATTCATAGTTATAATTTAAGTTATCGGTTATGCAAGTCGCAAATATTTTTTCATATGTAAAATTATTTTCTATATTTAGTTTGTTAATTATGCTTTTAATTGATTGGAAATTGCCCAAATTTTCAATTTTTAATTTAGGACTTAGAATTAATAGTCCTTTTTCTTTTAATCTGTTAATTAGCAAAATTCTTAATATTTTCATAGGTATTATTCTCCTTTAGGTAATTTTGTATTGTGAATACTTTGAATCAATCTTAATGCATATCCAATCAATTCATCTTCTTTATTACCGGCAATGTCTAAATTATTAAATAATTCTTTAACTTTTTTTAGTTCATAATTTGTCTTATCAGATAAAATAATAAAATTCGGATTTTCTTTTAATTTATAAATTTCTTCTATAGTTAAATCTTTTTTATATTTATTTGGTTTAATATCAATTTTATAAAGTAAATAAAAATGATCTTCTAAAATTTTATTAATATAATCATCAATACTTTCATTAGATTTTCTATTTTTTAATATCTTATCTAATAAATTATTTTCTATGGCTATTTTACCTTCCTTTCTCATTAATCATCATTCCTTTCAATATTTTTAATATTTAGATAACTTTCATTACTTATATAAGTATTTGTTGAGTCAGTTTTATATTGTTTTTTCCGCATATCTTTTAAACAATGATCAATTAAGCTTCCTTCTTTAAATAAATGATCATTAGAATTATAATGACCTGTATATTCATTTTTTTTATTTTCTTTTGCTGGTGTATAATTATTAACCGCTGAAAATAAAAATTGATTTTCTGAAAAAATAATAAAAACTGGTCCTAATATCGGGTGAAAAGCTGATCCATAAATTTTTATTTTACGTTTAGTGCTTTTATCTCTTACTTCAAATAAATAATTCAAAATATCACCTCAATTTTTTTTATTTCTCCATATATTACAGCTCTTTGTCCGCATTTAATACAATAGAAATATTCTGTAAATGGAATAATACTCTTAACACTTAATGGATCTGATTGAGTTCTTAACTCAAAACAATTTATTGATTCCTCTTTTCTATAAATCATATAATTAGTTCCACATTGGCATTTATAAATAATTTTATTATCTATTTCTATGATTTTTATTTTATCTTCAGCTAATAAAATAAAAAATTCATCTAAAGAATATCCTGTATTTTTTTTAAATTCTTCAATCTTTCTTTTTGCGGATGATTCTATTAAAAATTTAAAAATTTTATCTCTTTTTTCATCATCTTTTAAAGCTTCAAAAAACTTTTCTTTTTCAGTCATTAATATCATCCTCTTTCTGATCTAATATAAATAATTGTTCTTGGTTAATCCCAAAGTAATCACATAGTTTTTTTCTTATCTGATATTTTGGATAAGCCTTATCATTTTCAATTCTTCTTATCCAATCACGACTTATATTTAATTCTTCAGATAGTTCTTTTTGGGTTATATTCTTCCAAACTCTATAACCTTTTAATTTATTATTCATTGTTCTTATTCTTTGTTTTAACATTTTAATCAGCTCCTATATATTTCATAATTTTTTTGTTAAAATCTTCAATTTCTTTTATTTTTAATTTACATAAATTACATTTCATACATAATATATCTTGTTTTATATATTTTTTTAATTTATGACAATAAGTTAAATTTTCTTTAATTGATAAAATTCTTAAATCCATGATTTAACCTACTTTCAATTAGACTATTTTTGATTTCCAAAAGCCTTTTTTAATATATCCATATTGTCTTTTCTTAAAAATTCAAATTTTCCGAATTGTGTTTCAAAAAATATATATTTATAGTTTAAACCTATATTTTTTATTGTATTTATATCAATATGAATGCTAAAGTCCATTGCATTCTCAGCAATACAAATTTCGTTATTATATATATCAAGATAAAAACGGTCATCAAGCTGATTTGATTTTAAAAACTTTTCAATAGTTTGTTTATTCATAATTTTTTCATCCCCTTTATATATTTATATTTAAATAGACTTTATTTATATCATTCTGAGTATATTTTTTTTCAGGTAATACAGGTAGTTTTTTATTATAAGTAGGCTTATATTTATAAATGTAATATAATTCTTTATATGCTAAATCATAACTTTTTGTATTATTAGGCATTTCTTCTAATATTATAAATTTAAAATATTCTGCTTTAAATTTATTAAAATCAGCTTGTAATTTTTTATTTTTATGTTTATTTTCTTTTAATTTACTAAAATGATTATATTTTCGTCTTTCTAAATCTTTACTACTACCAATATAAAAGCTATTGGTCTTTATATTTAATATTTTATATATTCCTAATTTTGTTTTTTCCATAATTTTAAATTTTCCTTTTCTTCTTTAGTCAATTAGATCATCAATATTGTGATAGCATTTAAGCTTATCAAAACGTTCCTCTATCTTATTTAATTTAATAAATATATCCTCTAAGTCTTTAGTTAATATATTTATTTTCTTGCTATCAAAACAATACATATTTTCTAATTCATCAATTATATTTTGTTTTTTGCAATTAAATTGAATTTTCAATTCATCAATTTCATTAATTATACAGTCATAAGTATAGTTATAAACAATGCGGCATAAGTCACTTAATCCTAATTGAAATACAAGAACTTCTTTTTCATTATCAGAATTTTCAAAAGCAAAATCGTCATCTTGAATAAATGATTCAATAGGAAATCTAATCATATAATTATTAAAATATTCTTTGTAGGTATATTTTAATTTTCTTAAATAATCTATAAAGGCATTTGCTAAAATAGAATATTTAATTTCTACGCTTTTAATTCTTTCAAAATCATAGTTATTCTTTATTTCTACATGTTCGTTATTTCCTAACCATTCGATTTTTGGTGTTTCTTGAAGATTTGAAAATTCTTGTATTCCCAATCTTTCCAAATCTTTTAATTTTAAATCTTCAATCATTAAGTTAAAATTTAGTTGTATTTTCATAATATAATCTCCTCTATTTTTATAATTTTATAAATTAGGAAGCTAAGAATTATCTTAGCAATCCTCCTTGAATTCTGATATCATTCTTTCTTTTAGAAATGTATTTCTTTTTTCCCTGTTGTTTCTTTCAACAATTTTCTCGGTTGTTTGTTTATTACTAAGATAAATAACTGTTTGCTTTCCTCTTGTGATTCCTGTATAAAGTATTCTTGAATCCATAAATGGTGAATCTTGATTCATTATAATCACGATATATTTAAATTCTGATCCTTGTAATTTGTGAATTGTAGAGCAATACGCCAATTGAAAATTTTTAACAGTTTCGGAATTTTTCTTATAACAAACAGTTCTGTCTAAATCATTATAAAATACAGAAAATGTTGTTTTATCTTCATCAGAGATACGACCACTTTCTCCATTCATTATTTCATTTTCTCTGTCATTTTTTATACACATTATTTTGTCTCCCTTATCAAAGGGAAACCATTTTGATAATTTATCTTTTTCTTTTACAGGATTTATTTGTTTTTTCAACATTTCATTAATTTTATTCACGCCAGTAGCACCCTTTTTAATTGGTGCAATAAATTGTACATCAGAATAAAATTTATCTATATTATCGTATTTTTCTAGTAAATAATTAAAGAAATATAATATTGAATCCTTGCAATTAGAATCATTAACAGCTTTACAATAAAAGTCTTTCTTTTTAATTGATGTATCGAATTGCTTATTATCATTTACTAAAGTTGCAATATCAATAATATTTGAATCACCTTTTTGCCTAAAAACTTTTTGAAGTTTTACACATGGTATTATCTTTGATTCAATTAAATCATGTAAACAGTTTCCGGGTTGAACGCTTGGCAATTGTCCCGGATCACCAACAAGAATTAACTTTTTAAAGTCAATTGGTGCATCCTCCATCGTTCTTAATAAATCATAAAATAATTCCGTATCAACCATTGAAAACTCGTCAACAACCATTACAGATTGTCGATAAGTTCCAGAATCTTCAGCAACATTTAAAAATCTATGTATTGTTGTTGCCAATGATCCAGTTGCTTGCTCCATTCTTCTTGAAGCTTTTCCAGTTGGAGCAGTTAGGAACATTCTAAAATTTAATTCATTTAAAATAAATAATGCACATTTTAACAAAGTAGTTTTACCAGTTCCAGCACCACCAGTCAAAATGCTTACCTTGTTATTTACAAGATTTTTGATCCCTTCAACTTGTAATTTATCAAATTTAATTTTATTGAGCTTTTCAAAATCATTGATAGCTTGATCTATATCATAATTATCAAGAAATTTTATATTAGTTTCTTTTTCAATAAGCTTTTTTAAGTAATGTGGGATTTTAGTTTCAGCTTCAAACATTGAAACTGTATAAACTTTTTCACCATCAATTTCTAATCTTTCATTTTCTTCAACAAATTGATCTACATTCTTTATATTTAAAGATGATAGTTTATCTAATAAATCATCTTTTTCAATAAAGCAATTACCCATTGAAGTATAATATTTTACAACATATTCAACTAAATATTTTAGCCTAATAGGATTATCTTGCTTGATTCCTAATCCTAAACCAATACGGTCTGTATATTTAAATCCAAATCCAGCATTTTCGATTAAGATTTTATAAGGGTTTGATTTGAATTCATCAATACCATTTTCTAGGTTTTCGACTAACTCATTTATTGATTTTATTTTAGTCGGGCTAATCTTATTGCCTAATAGCATGTTTAATTCTTTAAAGACTTCCATAGATTCGAGTTTTTGAAGTCCTTCACGAATTAATAATACAGTTGCAGACCCAACACCTTTAATTTTTGGGTAATCTTCCGTTTTAAAAATATTAATATCCTCAACCTCACTTAATATTTTTTCGGCTGTTTTTGACTTTATCCCGGGTATTGAACAAAGCAAATTGCTTTTAGCTTGTTTGGAATTATAGTCAAATTCTTCATACTTACATTGAAATGATTTTTGACCTTTATAATTTCCCATTGTTCCGACTAAAGTCTTTTCGCCCTCCGTAAGCTCAAATCCATCAGCTTTTACACTGACTGATTCGTCGCCAACCCATCCAGCATAAATCCGAAAATCGCCATTTCTGAATATTTCTCTTTCAATTTCAATATTTATCTTTTCCATAATCTGCCTCCAAATTCATTTTTTTAATTCTTCTATGACTCTATTATATTACATTGAACATTTCTTGTCAACTAGTATGTTAAATGTAATATAATTACACTAATTAATATAAAAAAAATAAGCCGAAGCTTATTTTAAAATTCTATAAGTTAATTTTATTTTTAATTGTGTCTTGTAAAATAATATTAATTTTGCTATATTATCATTTGGATATTTAAAACATTTTTTAAATATTTTTTCAGATGGTGTAAGATATTTTGAATTTTCAATTTTTTCTTTATTCTTTAAATACCAATGTTTGAATTCTATGAAATTGATATTATGACGGAATATTAATTTCATAGAATCATTATCTAAATTAATAGAATTAGAGTTTTTTTTAATTGATTTATTCATACTAATCAAGCCTTTCTATAGTAATTTTATTTTCTGATTCTTGATATAAAATAAATATATCATTTTCAGATAGATTCATTTTTTTTATAAGATGTATAGGAATAGTTACAACAAAACTATTCCCAACTTTTCTTATTCTTTTTTGAATACTATTTTTTCGTTTTATCTTTTTCATTAGTTTTTTCCTCCTTCTTTTCCTGCTTTTTTTCATTAGTTTTTTGCGTTTTATTAGTTTCTTTTTTATTATCATTATCTTTGTTAGTCTTTTTATTATCTGTAGTTTCTAGGTTATTTTTACTATCTTCTTTCTTATACTCCATTTCAATTACCTTTTCTTCATTCTTATTATTTGATTTTTTTTCAAGTTCTTTCTTTTCATAGAGTGAAATTGTTTGTTTTATTCCTTCGATCACAAAACTTAATTTGTTTTTAGGAATATTCGATAAGACAGTTTTTTCTTTTAATTTGTCTTGTTGAATTAATTTTTTTATAACATATTCAATTATTCTATATTCATCCTCACTATTTAATTTTAGAATATTTGATCTCATTGCTTTATAAATATTATCTATATCTTTTTGATTAATATTAATATCTTCATTTGTTATATTATTTATATTATTATTATCATCAATTGGAATATCAATAATATTTTCTGGATTTGTTTCAACTCCTATTTCTTCCGAGCTATAAACACCCTTAAAGTCTTTTGTAAATAATTTTCTAGCTCCTGAAGCTATAGCACATTTTACAATCATGGTTGCGGGCATTTCTGCCCAATTTTTTAATGGTTTTGTTTTTTGACTTTTTTTATCATAATATTCTTTATAAAACTCAGAGAACGTAACACTCCATTCAAATTCTCTTTTCCAATCTTTTCTTTGGGCTTTAAACCATGCCCCAACTATCTGTTCGCCATGATTTTTAAGATAAAATGTTCCTGTTCTTTCAGTCACATTGTTATCTTTTAACAAAATTAATCCGGCTGTCCATCCTTCACACATTGGATGCTCATCCAATCTATTAGTGAATACATCAATGCCAACAACCATTTGGACATTATCCCCAAACTTAATTAAATGTGCCTCGCCAAGAAATGGGTTTAACCTCTGATATTGACACAATTTAATGAATGAATATATCTCCATTTCACTAAAATCTTTGCCTTTAGCTATTACATTTCTTACTATGTCCAAGCTTAATTGAACATTACCATTTTCACTCTCATAAGTTACATTACAACCTTGTCTAATTAAATTATTATTCATATTCTTTCTCCCTTCAAGCCTTTATTTAACTCTATTATATAATAAAAACATAAAAATGTATATACATTTTAGTAAAATAGTTTAATAGTTTTATTTGACTAATATGTAAAATAGTTTTATAATTACGGTGGAGGTGATCTTCTTGACAAAAGAAAAAGAAACAACTTCGCTAAATGTGCAAATTGAAGATGATTTATATATTGAATTTAAACTCATTTGTACTAGAAATAAACTTAAAATAAAAGATGAAGTAAAAAAAGCTATAGAATTATATATAAAAAATTATGAGAAGGGAGAATTTTTAAAAATTGTTAATAATGAAAATAAATGATAGTCTATTAAATGTTTTAAATTCATTAGTTATTCCAATATACATAGTATTATTAGTTTCGTCATTTTTATTTGTTGTTTCTAAATTTTTAAAAGCTATATTTGAAATTGATAAATTTAGAAATAAGACTAAATCATTGGTTAAGGATATGGATGAAGCTTATAAATTCATGAACGAAACAATTCATCTATTTAAGCATAATCAAAAAAAAATGTCTGAAGAAATGCAAATAATTTCAGAAACAATGGAAAAAATTAAATTAAGACTAGAAAGTTATCTTAATTTAATTGAAAAAAATAAGAATAATAAAATGGAGGAATGAAAACATGGCAAAAATAGGAATTGATGATGGTCATGGATATAATACCGCAGGGAAAAGAACTCCTGACGGATACCATGAAAATTATTTTAATGAAAAAGTCAAAAAGTATTTAATTACAGAATTAAAACGTAATGGTTTTAGTTATGTCGACTGTAGTCCAATGACATCTGATAATAGTTTGCAAGATAGATGTAATAGGGCTAATAATGCAAAAGTTAATATATTTGTGTCTATTCATGCCAATGCGTATGGAACAGGATGGAACGGAGCCGACGGAGTAGAAACTTATTATTATCCCGGCAGCACTAGTGGAAAAAAGTTAGCTTCATTAGTTCAAACAGAACTATTAAAAGGAACTAAACAAGATAATAGAGGTGTAAAAAGTGCTGATTTTTATGTATTAAGAAAAACAGCAATGACAGCAATTTTAGTTGAAGCGGCGTTCATGACAAATAAAAAAGAAGCTGAACTTTTAAAGTCAAGTGCATTCCAAAAGGAAACAGCTCAAGACATATGCCGCGGTATATGTAAATATTTTAATAAGTCTTATAAAAAAGAAGCTACAAAACCAAAATCAAATGAAGGTTATACAGGTATTTTAAAACATGGTTTTGACAACGGTTGGTTTACTGGCGAAGACTATGAAGAAAAAACTAATATTGATTTTGGTAAACTATGTTATATTTTAAGAAATTATGAAAGTTATTTAAAAAAGAAATATAATTTGAAATAATATTAAAGTAAAAAAATGAGGAATAATTTTTCCTCATTTTTTTACGCAATAGATCATATACATATTATATCATTTTTTTTCTTTGAAATCAGTTAATAAAAACCCACCAGATGCGATTAATGATAACACTATGCTAACAATATTATCTATATTATCATTATTAATTTTTATTACATTGCTTTCATTTAAAATAAGAATAATTAAGGTAACTAAGGAAGCTATAAATTTTTTATTTTTCAAAATATTTTTTAAAACTTTCATATAATCATCCTTTCAATATAACTTCGATCAATTTTTTCAGTTTATCAATTAAACCAATTAAACTACCGCCTATTGCTCCAAACATTATGCCTAAAGCGGTAAACTTTCTAATACTAATATTTTCTTTTGATTTTATATTGCAATCTTCTTTAGTAACAAAATTTGATATCTGAGACTCAATTTTATCTGTCTTTTCTGAAATATGTTTTATTAATTGAGTATTATTATTTTCAATTTTCATATCAACTTTTTCAAGTATATCAATTACCTTAATTAATAATTCGTCTTGTCGCATTTTGTTTACCCTCTATATTTATTTTTTATGAAGTGCTTACATCAACAGGAGTTAATTTTATATATGATCCGCTAGCAAATACAGTTATTGTGCTTGCGTCGCTTGTATACTGAGCCCATTGCAGCCTAATTAATCCACCTGTTGGACTTGCTCTTACTAGAAATCTTTCTTCAATAAAAGTTGGCTGAGCCCCAGAAGCCGCTAAGCCATAAGCAACCGAAGCAGCATCATGATATAATGCAGACTTCATGTTCGTATCTTTTGAAGTTGTATTAGACTGAGCTGGTCCTAAATTGCCTCTATACGACAATAACGCTGTATTTACAAGTTGCCATGCCAGCTTTATGTCTGGAGTTGTGCTTAAACATCTTGCCGATAAGTGTAAATATACTTCATATACTTGATCGGCTCTTAAATATGCCCATAAATACTCATCATTTTGCAATGTTGTATTGCTTGATAGCGTTTGATTAGAAACTTTTTTTATAATAGTTGGTTTTGTTTCATTTACTAAATGTAATTGATTCATACTATTAGAAATAGCAAAATCAACTAAAAGCCCAAAAGCTGTTTCGGCTACACCAAGATATATATCCCCAGGGCTTGTAAATGTTGTTTCATATTCGCAAATTGCCAGATTTTCACCATTTTTATATCCTAATACTCTTATACTATCATTGTATTTTTCAAAAAATATAATGAGTTTATTATTAAATTCAATAATTGTATCAAAAGGATAGGTCGTATCAACTGCCGCCCCTCCATTTGCTACCGATAGAACTAATTCGCTTGCACTAGCATAGACCTCCGCATAGTGTGTTGAGTCGATATAAAAAGTCATGCTCGGCAATCCATCTTCCAACTTACAGGTCCATTCAAATTTAGCTACAAAACAATTTATATTTTCATAAATTAACATTCCGTTTTTATAATACCCGGGACTAAATGGAGGTTCAAAGTTATCAGGATTTAACTTTATAATTCCCAGTTTTTGAACTTGCTGCCCAACGTCATCAACTACCGTCCATACTGGATATGATTGTGAAAATTGATTTTCCCAACCTGAAGATGTTCCAAAATATTTTTGAAAAGCATTAAAATAATCGGAATCATCTGGATCATGCCGAACCATTTGCATATATTGCAAAACAATATATTCATTTTGATATCCAGCATTATAATCCATTTGGATTTGCCAGAAATCTATATTATTCCAATTTGGAGTTCCGCTCCAAACATAAAAATCAGATTTTGCCGCCCATGCAACATTCCATCCAGTATCAAATCCCCATGCATCTATGTCAAAATCATATTCATAAGTACTAGAAACTGAAGTATCACCGATATTAAAAAATATATTTCCTCCTTGATAGGCGGCTATATCTGATATATAAAAAAATATAAAAATATAATCGTCTGTACTTGATACGCTTTCATCTAAAAATTCAGTTAAATTGACTGTATCAATATTATGGGCAAAATCGTAATAATCGGCGGTTGCTATTGGAATTAAAGCTTTTAATCCTCTCTCTCCTAAAAAAGCGTCGCCACCATAAACTGAATCATTTGATAATGTTCCAGTTGGATCATAGTTTAAATAATCTGAATAATCGGATTGAAAAGTATCAATGTCCTTTGTATTTCTTTGTCTAAAATATTTTAAATATTCTTTTAATTTAAAACTTGCACTTCTAGCCAATTCTTTATCGGCTAAATTTACAACTCCTTCTAGAGCATTCAAATTAGCTGCATTTATTGGAGGAGATGCTCCATCATTGAAAGTTATTTCTAAAAAATCATTAAAAGCAGTCATATTAATGCTCCTTCCTATTATTTTTTATTTCTATTGCTTCTTCTTTTGTATATGCTTTATGGGAACTTGGCGGTTTTTTAGTCTTTTCTATTGCATTTTTTTTAATTACTGGATTAACCATTTCCATCCTATATCTAATTATATTTATTTTTTTAGGTTCTTTTTCTTTTGAATCTTCTTTTAATTGATCTTCTAATTGATCTTCTTTTTTTAGTTTTGGATTATCAATTTCTAATAATTCAACCTGAAAATTAAGTTTATCTTTTATCTGATCAATATAATTTTTGCAAAAATTTTTATAAAATTCTTCAACATATTTAGGATCATTTATTTTATTTTTATCTATTTGAGCATCCATTTGAAAAATCATATTTTTTCTACCCCCTTGTAAATTCATCTTCACGAACAAAATTTATTTGTTCGGTTGCTGTTTTAGATTCGACAGGGTCTAAAACTATTCGACTAATCATTAATCCTGTATCTTTTCCGCTACCCTCTGTCCAACCTATAGATTCACTTCCACAGAAAAAGCCAACCTCTTTAATTGTCACAATTCCGCTTAAATCAGTGGGTTCCGTATCTAATAATATTGCAGTAGATGTTACAATTCCAGTTCCTGTCTTTATTTTTGATATAATCGGAATTCTATAAACTTCATTAACTAATGAAGTCATAGTGTCCAAATTTGCTGTGTTGTCATCACCAATTGCAACATGCTTTAACAATAAATTAGTTTCGCCAGTTCCATAAAGAGCTTTTATTACTTCATCTAAAGCACTATTCATCAATCGATTAAAGATAAGCCTATTTGTTATAATTTTTCCTGTTATCATATCTTTCTTTATTAATCTAAGTTTTCCGATCCATCCATGATTTTCTTTTACTTTTATCATCATATCATATCACCTCTCTTTAATCGTATTCAGTCCTAGTTGTATCAATGGTTCCCGGGAATAATAAATTTGATGGATATAGTCCACCGGGATCATCTTCAGGGTATAAACAATCAAGCTTAGTTATAATAACAGTTCCATTCCAGTCTTGTTCCTCATTTATATTATAGGCTTTTTCAACGAGTGCATCCTCTCTTAAAGTGAATTCTTTAGTTTTTGCCATCCACTCTTTAAAAAAATTAACGAATCCACCAATTTGAGTGCCATCCACAAATGTTGCACTTCGTAAAAGCGGCAAGTTGTTGCCAACATCTTCAATTTTTAAATTTCTAACCAAATATCCTCCACCCTCTGAAGTCAAAGAGTTAATGCCGAAGTTTGGAAAAATTGTATCGCAAATTTGACCATTTTTCCAATTGTGATTATATGAAGCCAACATTATTTTATTTGCTACGCTTGAATATCTATCCAGTAATGCTTGTGCTTTTTCCTCTGCAACAACTATTCCTTCAATGCTTGCTCCACTTTCTACATCTTCATACAATCCCGAGCCGCCTTCAATCGCCTTTCTTTCATTTATAGAGTCTTCATCATCTTTAACCACATCAATTGAGTATTGTCCGAAATATTTTAAGACTAAAAATTGTCCCTCTGTAAGGACTTCCTGATCTTGATCTTGTGTAATTGTATTATCAGCTTTTGACCAATACCAATACATGTCAGTATCTAAACCATTAATTCCAATGTATCTGGGATCAACTAAATCTTGATCCCTCGGATTATTTTTATATCTTTCTATAGTAATATATATTTTAGGTTTATTGTTTAATTTAAATCTTACATAATAACTTCTATTATTATCAGGGTTTGGGTTTGCTGTCTCTGTTAATTCATCTGTTACTGCTTTTACGCTCTTAATGATTTGTTTATTTCTTAATTCTGAAATATCCTGTCCGATTTTTAAACTTCTCCATAAATAATTTGTATTTTCTCTAATTTCTGGGCCTATGTTAATAGTTCTATCATCAAGATAGAATTTTTTATTTGCATCAATATACCATTGCCACCCTATAAGTTCTACAAGTTCATTGAATAAAGTAGAGCAATAAACATAAGGGCAATTAACCGATATTTCGTTTAATGTTTCATCAATAGAATCATCATCATACCAAATGCCGTCCTCTGCTAAATAGTTGTCAATTACATCTTTTATTAAATCTGAAATCTTTAATTTGGGATATGATTCATTAACAAGCCTTCTATCGCAAATCTCGTTATAATCTACACAAGTAATTGATTGGAGTGTTGTTGGTTTTTGATTAATTTTTTCAATGTCTGGAGTATCAATTTTACCACCATAAATCAATGTTCCATTTTCCCATACTTTTACATCTTTTCCGCAAACAGATTGAAAATAAAATAAATTACCTGATAGATTTTCATCAATTAGATTAAAACTGAGTACTCCACGAGTGCCAGTTTCATCATAACTAATATTTAGACTTCTACTCTCAACTTTTACTCCTGAAGGCAAAAATTGATTATCAATCTTTAAAACAAATGACATTAGAATTTACCTCCATACCTTCTCAAGACATCTTTCATTTCTCGCATAAATCCATTTACGTCTTTAATTCCATGAAAATTAAAATCTCCATTAAAAGAAATACCTTGATTACTATTTGTATTCAAAGGTTGTGGAGCAATTGACTTTTCATTCAACATTAAATCTTTTAGAAAAAAAGCTCCTACTTCTAAATTAGCTTTTGCAAGACTTTTTTTAATGGGCCCCGCAAAGTTTAATTTATCCAAGTCTCTTAAAGGTCCTTCTTTTGCTGGTGAAAATGGCAATAAATCTCTTAATCTTTTAACTAAGTCTTTTAATGCTCCAATTGTTCCACTAGCTGCGGCATTAATACCATTTTTAATTCCGTTAACAATTGCCATTCCTGAGGAATAAGCAGATGAAGCAATTCCCCTAATTTTACTTTTTATGCTGCTAACCATGCCGGAAATAGTACTTATTGCTTTTGATTTTATGCTATTCCATGCCGAACTAAAAGTACTTTTTATACTACTTAAAATACTTGAAATTCCGCTTCTTAGACTACTTAAGCGGCTTTTAATTAAGCTAACTAATGAGCTTACAATACTTGAAACCCCTGATTTTATACTATTCCAAATTGAACTAAGTACATTTCTTACTGCATTAAAAATTGTTGATACATTTCTTTTAAAATTGTTGAAACGAGCAATTACAAGTTGAATTAATACACTTACAATTTTTGAAATATTAGATTTCATATCATTCCAAGCGGCTATGATGGCATTTATTAAAGCAATTACAATTGAATTAGCCTTAGTTTGTAAATTTACGAAAAATTCAATAATTTTCATAACAAATCCAAGAATAATTTCTAAAACTCTTGCCGGAAGAGTTAGAAACCATTCAATTATTCCATTAATCATATCTGGCACAATTGATCCACCAACTAAAGTTTCGTATAATCCAGTAAAAAAACCAACTATTCCTTCGACAAATCCCGAAACTAAATCAATTATAGCAACAACAATATTGCCAAAAAAGTCTAGAATGCTATTCCACATATTTTGAAAACTTTCATCAACTAACTTCCAATTACCTGTAAATAGCCCAACTAATACGCCTAAAGCTCCACCAATAAATGATATAACATTCATAATAGCAGCAATAACATTGTCAATAGCTTTGACGATTCCGTTAAAAAGACCCACAATTATTCCAATTATTGCGGCTATAGCACCGCCTATAACCATTCCTAGCCCTTTAAATATTGTAACAACTGGACCTATTACAGCTTTTATATTTTCAAAAGCTTTTTTGATTGCATTAACATTGAATTCTTTGAATGAATCTGAAACTGCTTCTTTAACATTAGCAAAACCAGCAGCAATTACACTAACAAAACCGCCTACAGCTCCTATAATTCCACCAATAACTGTAGTTACTACATTTTTAATTGAATTAAAGGCATTCATAAATCCATCTTTAAATGAAATAATTTTGTCTCTGATCTCAATCATTTTATCTCTAAATTCTACAAATCCAATAACAGCTTGATGTATTTTTGCCATAGTCTCACTTGGAACTAAATTTTTCATGTTATTTATAAAATCACCGAAATTGCCAGTCGCAATTCCTTTTATTAGTCCCATAAGAGCTCCTTTTATAGAATCTGCATTTTCTTGAATAAATTTTGCGGCTTCTCTTAATTTAGAAATAATTCCATTAAATTTTTCAAATATAGCTCCCCGAACTTTTTCAGAACTCAACATTAATCCTACAAAAGCAGTGACAAGTCCACCAATAACACCAATTACAGCTAGAATCGGCACTGTAACTGTGCTTATAATTGCAGTAAAAGCAGCTATTACAGTACTTACACCACCAATAATTCCACCTAGAACACCAATAGCCGCAGCTATACCCGCAATAACTGGTCCGATTAGTGCTGCCATTGCTGCAAATCCAGCGACTAATTTTTGTTGAAATGGATTTAAAGATGCAAAAGCATTTCCGACAAATTCAAAAGCTTTAACCAGTGTTTCTAACACCGGAACAGCCACAGACTTTATAACTTCAAAAAACTTTATTAAATTAGCTTGTAAAGCAGATAAAGCAGCATTCCATTTAAAATCTACCGTTTCGCTTGCAGCTTTAAAAGCTTTATCGAGTGATCCAGTAGAATTTTTAACAGCATCAAAAGTTTTCTTATTGCCTTCAAGATTATTTCCCATTAAGTCAAGTACTCCCATTAATGCTCTAATATTTGGGAATACTCTTGCCATTGCTTCTTCTCCGTATTTATTGGTCATTTCTCGCAAATCCATAAGGGCTTGAAGCAAACCTTCTTCTTTAATTTTTTTCCTCATTTCTGAAGAACTAGTTCCCATTGCTCGAAGTTGTTCTTCAGCTTGTTTACTAGGTTTAATTAATCCAGCCATAATGCTTTTTAACTGTGTAGCTGCTTCGGCTGCATTAGTACCTGTTTTTGTCATTGCTGCTTGTGTCGCAGCTACTTGATCAAATGTTACGCCTAATTCACTAGCTAGTGGTAACACTGCTCCCATTGTTGCCGCTAATTCTGCCGCCTCTGCTTTACCTTCACGAACCGCAGCGACTAAAATATCGGTTGCTTGTCCTGCACTTAAATTTTCTATTCCATAAGCATTAACCGCAGATGTTACAAGATCGGCAATGGTTTTAGTCTCTCCTAATCCTGCGGCACTTGCCTTAGCAGACTTTTTAAGAACATCTAAAGCGTCGGCTCCTCTTAATCCAGCACTTGTAACGAAAAACATTGCTTCGGCTAGTTCTTTCGGTGGCTTTGCTACCTCTGGCGACATACTTAATATGTCACTTTTCCATGAATTAACTTGTTTTTGAGATACGCCAACAAGTCCAACGACTTTTGACATTTCCTTTTCAAAATCTTTGCCGAATTTTGCAGCAGCTAAAACACCAGCAGCCAAAGGAACAGTAATAAATTTTGTTAAACTTTTTCCAACTGTCATCATTGAACTTGATACACTTTTCAACGAGTTACTAATTTGACTAGCAAAAGCAGACCCCATTCCTCTAGCACTTGCCAAGCCGCTCTGGAATGGGGAAAGATCGGCATCTATCGGAGCGGTTACTCTTCCAACAATAAACATATAAAAACTCCTTTTTTTTGCCAATAAAATCTATTCTATTATTTTATAATTACTTCTTCAGCTTCAACAAAACTTCTATTGCTTTTATCATTATACCAATGACTATATGCTGAATCTTCGGGAAGTCCTCTAACTAGTATTAAGAACTTTCTCCAAGTAATTAAATTATTTTTATGTATATAATTTAAATCTAAATCATAAAATCTTTTAAAATCAGCTTCTAAGCTTCCCCATGCCCAAATTATTATCTTTGGATTTGGATTTTTTTTTCTGATATATGACCAGATTTACTCGTATCCATATGATATCCCCATTCATCTAATATTTTGGGAACTATATTTTCATAAACAAACATCAGAGAAATTCTATTATCCCTAGACTTTTCTAAATTTTCAATAAACTTTTTCCCAAACATTAATTCTATAAAAGGCATTATTTTATCATCATCCATAATGATAGTCCATTGTCCTTTTATTTTTTTATAACAATTTCTTAGGAAAAAGGTCGAAAAATTAAAAGGCATTTTTTTAGGTAAAAAATAAGTTCTACCTAAAAGTTTTATTTCTATTTTTTGTTTGTTTTCCTCTTTTAATGCTTGATCAAAATCCAAAACAAGATTATTACTTTGTCTTTCGGTAATTTCTTCTTGTTTTTCATTTAAAAAATTGATTCTATCGGCATTATTCTTTAAATTATTTTCAGACATTTTAAACTCCTTTTATCTTTTTATTGCTTAACTACCTGGGGTTATTTCTACTTTAGAATTAATTCTAAAGCTACCTTTATAAGTATAAACTCCGCTCGTGTCCGCTCCTTCTTCATATGAAGTAAAGAACCCACTTAAAGACCAGCCATACCCAGTATTACGAGTACTTTTTAATGTTATAATTTTTCCTTGATCAACTGCATCTTTTAATTCACTTTGTCCATCATCTAAACCAGCCGCAGACGATTCAATAGTTATTCCTTCAATATCCGCAGTTTCCGAAACTGCAATTGATGTAAATACATTATGTAAAACATCTGTTCCGGGTACGATATCTTCTGATCCAGTAATATCTTGTTCAGAAACCGAAACTTTTCTATTAAAAGAAGTAATTTTGCTTACGACTTGACTATCTACCTCAACGACAGTTCCAGCAAATTTGACTTCCCCTTCGACATTGTCTGGACTTGCCATTAGAATAGGCAAAACAGGAGATAATAAAATGGTTTTCAAAGTTTTCTTAAAAATATTAAAAGCTTTATTTGATAGCATAAAAATCCTCCTTTCTTATAATCTATACTTATTGCCTGTACTTTGTACTCGGCAATTATAAGTAACTGCATATTCTGTTCTGTTTTTTTCATCTTTCCCCAAGTTTTCAGGTGGCTGATCTATAAATACAGCACTAACGATCGGACCACCAGATATTAGAGGAGTACCACCAAACCCCATAAAGTATTTGTGAATATTATAAGCAAGTTCTTTGGCTGCCGCTTTGCTTGAATTTCTTGTAATAACTTGAAGTCCAAATAGATCAACTGATAAGCTGCTTGACTCGTCAATTTGTGGAGCATTGACATCAAAAGCAGTTACACAATTATCAGGTGACAAAGGTTGGAAATTATCAAATAAATCAGTTCCAACAACTCCGAATCCTTCTTCTTCAAGCCACTCAATAAAATTATCGGCAATCATAACGCTCCTCCTATTCCATTTCTAAGATTAGATAAAAGTTTATCCTTCGCTAATCGATTAAATGGATCTCTTAAATAAAATCTTTTTCTACCATGTTGGAAATTCGCGTTTTTTTCATGCCATCTGATAGCGTAAGGAATTACAGGATATCCAGTAGAAGGACCACCACCAAAACAAGCACAACCAGCAG